TCAGGGCGTTGCTGAGTATAATGCCGCCTCTGCCTCCCGTCGCCTCACCAACCCCTCTAACTTCCGTCCCCCCGCCCAGACCCATTTCCTAAACTCTGGTGGCACGGCGGCATGATCGCCGCGATTGACCTTCCGCCGCAGGGTTGAGCGTTGCAGGGCACCAGCGCCGAGATTGAAAGTGAAGGACACGAGCGCATCGAATTGTCCGTCTGTCAGGGGCACGGTGATGAGGCGCAGGACGGCGCGTTCGGCGATTTGCACATCTTGGCGCAGCAGGGCTTCGGCCTGTTCGGAGGTGATGCCGCTGGCGAACTGTTGTCGCTCATCGGGGTTTACCACATGGCCATAACCGATGGTGGGATAACCAGCCGGACAGATGTACACGGTTGGCGAAAAGCCCTCGAACCGTTTGATCACATCAAGACCTGTTTTGCTTATGTTTCGCATAGGATTGTAAAGGCGAGTGTTTTTTGATAAGAGTGCTCCCTATGGAAGAAAAATTCTCTCTGACAACGGAACGGGTGGCTGAGCTTTTGCGCTCAAAGCCAGGGGAGGCCTTTACGGCGCGGGCGCTGGCAACATGGCTTTTGAAATCTTTCCCTCATGAATGTCGCCAAAAAATGGAGCGCAGCAAAAATCAGCGCCTTAAAACAGAAGTCGATTTGATTCAGCAGCTTGCCGCAGAAATTAAGCCCCATAATTTTAGCAAAGATCCCCACATCAAAACCATCGAAGACCGCCCCCGTCGGTTCTATTACAGCGAACGCAGCGATGAAGAAGAGATTGATTTGATCGAAAAGGATAACCAATCCAGCCCTGGCACAACGCCAACGATGGAAATGCCCCTCAGCGAAGCGGATCTGTATCCGTTGTTGGCCCAGTATCTTGCGGCAGAATTTGATGTGTACACCAAGCGGATTGACGAAAAACGATCCAGCAATCGGCGCGGCCTCAGCGGCAACATATGGCTTTATCCTGATATGGTGTCGCTGGAAAATCTCACCCGCGATTGGGATCGGGATCTTCGGGATTGTGTGGGGGAGATGACGGCCCCCAAGGCGCGGCTGTGGTCGTTTGAGGTCAAAAAACTCCTTAACCGCAGCAATACCCGAGAGGCGTATTTTCAGGCGGTCAGCAACTCCTCATGGGCGCATTATGGCTATCTGGTCGCTGGACGCATCGAGGGGCCCGATACCCTCAAGGAACTCCGCATGCTCTATGGACTCCACGGCATTGGCGTGATTCAGCTGAACGTTGAGGACATTGCCAAGAGTGAAGTGGTGATCCCCGCACGTTTCCGCACGGAGGTCGACTGGAGCACGGCCAATCGCCTGTGCGAGGAAAATACCGATTTTCGGCAATTCATAAAGCTGGTGCGCCAGTTTCATCAAACGGGCGAAGTGCCAGAAACCGGCTGGGATGGGCAGCCCCGTCGCGGTGATTAGCGGGCTTCGAGGCAGCCCATCACCTTCAGGCTGTGCTGGCCATCGGTGAAGGTGCCCGTCCAGACGTGGTCGTTTTTCTTAAGGCCGTGGTTGTCCATCATCCGCTCAATTTCTATGCTGTACGCCCCTAATCCTTGGCGGCTGGCCAGCGTCAAGTCGCCAAGCTCATAATAAGCGCGGCGGCAGGAGGCACTGGCGGCTGTCGCCATCAGGCTTTCGAAGCAGTCGAGCAGCGGGGCGATGTGCGCTTCAGGGCAGCCTTCGTTTTGGACGTCGATGATCACCCGTTTCATTAAGTCTTTTTTCATAGTGTGTTTCCTTTCGGTTGGTGTTGCTTACAACACCATGAATGCTTGGATTTTTTTTCCTATCAAGGCAATAAGATAATGATTTACAATAATAATTTTTTGATTTCAGGGCTTTCCTATTTTCTATTGCCCATGGCCCGTTGGCCAAACCAAAATGTCATGATGGCGGCGAACAGGGCTTGCGTTTCTGCATCCCAAATTAAGGGCAGGGCCACGGCCAGCGACATCCCGTCAAAACCCACCATGGTGTACAATCCGGCAATTTTCACCGCCGCGAACAGCAGGAAGAACGCATATGTAAGGACGGGACGCACACTGGCACGCAGGGCCTCCACCCATTTGTAGCCCGCAGGCTGGCTGTCGTGCTGGTAGAGGGCCAACGATTGTTTGATATCCCCATCCCTTTGGATTTCTTCTAAGCGCTGCTGATGCCCCTGCCGTTGTTGCTCCATCTGTAAATTAAGAATGGCCAGCTCATGGCGGCGATCATGGGCCTCTTGAAAGAGTTTTAGGATTTGGGGAAAAGCACTGCCCAGAAACCCCAGTAAAGATCCGAGTAACGTCAACATTAGCCAATCTCCTGTACCAATAAAAACAATTTGAAAATGATGGTCGCCATGCCTGTCATCAGCACAGCGGCAATCCAATAGAGGGCGCGTTCAAGGCGAGAGAGTCGCATTTCCAGCATCTTGTACCGTTCTTCGCACTTGGCGACGTGAATGGGCAGGTGTTCGGATTCGCTGGAAACGTCCGCGTTCATATGTCCTCCAGTGGTTTGGTTTGTCAGGCTTTGGCGGAAATAAGCCAATTTGCGCCGTCTGATACGACCTGCACGGCTTGGTTCTGGGTGGTGAGGCTCTGGGCGTTGGCAGCATCAATGGTCTGGGTCAGCGCAGCGGTGGTGGTTTCCATGTATTCGCCCAGCAGGCTGCCTTCTTGCAGCTGCATGCCCCATGCCTGCACGCCAAGGGCAGTATCGCCAACGTAGGATGTACCAGCGTTATAGAGGCGCACGGTTTGGGTCACGCTGCTCGCACCCGTGGGCACGCTGATGGTAATACGGAGCAGATACCAGCCGCTGCCAAGGTTGGTGACACTATTCGATAACAGCGTGTAGGTGCCGGTGTTGTCGGTGAATGGCACCGCGCCAGTGGAAAGGTTCGCCCGGATTTGTGCCCGATTGGTCGCTGTGCCGTCATCCAGCATCAGGTAGGCTTCACTCCGGCCATCGGCCTTGAGTCGCACGGCGGCGGTGAGAATCGTAACACCCCCAGGTTTGCTATACGCCTGCTTGATTTCGTGCACGCCGTTATCCACCGTTTCCAACACACGATCGGCGGTGGTGGTGCCATCGGGTGCGGCGGCAGTATTGGCGGTGACGGTAACGCGGGTCTTTATCCAAGCGGCGTTGTCGAGTTGCTGGCTTTGGGTGAGCAGGTTTTGCGCTGCCCGCAGTGTCACGGCATTTGCGCTGCTGTCGATTTTTTTGACGGTGATAGGAAAGCCGTTGCCGATGGTGGCGGCGCTCGGCAAGCGCACCTCAACAGCGGCGGTATTAGCGCCCACCGCCAGCAATTTTCCTCTGTCGCTGGCTTGCACGCCGTAATTGGCGGAAACGCTGGCCACCGTGATAAACTGCCCGCTGCCAACAAACGGTGACCATGAGCTGCCACTATAGACAAAATACCCCGCCTCATCCTTGATCCATGCCCTGAGGCCATCGGGTACGACATAAAAATACCACTGGCCGCTGTCGTAATGGGCGAGCTTGTTGCTCTGACCGTTCCATGCCCCCGATCCAGCCCCGTTAATGAACCAGACCTGCCCATTTTGTGGGCTGATGGGCGGGGCGCTGAGATGCCGGTCTTCGAGGCTTAGGCTTACCAGCGCATCCACCATCAGCAACGCTTCATTATGCGTGACCTCTTTCTGCGCTTGGGCAGCCTGAATGTAGGGCAAGGCAAAACGTGGGGTGCTCATATCGTTTTCTCCAAAGGGGCGCCGCGCCCAACGGTGGCGGACAGTTGATACACGCGCACAGCAATTGCTGCCTGCACGCTGCCAAAATCAGCCGTTTGCTGGGCGGCGGTGTAAGTAATCGTGGGACTGGCGGTTGCAATCGTGCGCATCACCGCCGTGCCGTTCAGAATTTCGATCTCGTAGGCTTCGCTGGTTTCTCCAAGCGGCACCTCGGCATTATCCCTCCAACCGCCACCTATCCGCGTGCGGCGTTTCCATGTAAGGGTGAGATCGCCCGCGCTGTTGCGGCGGCCGGTGAGATTAACGGGTGATAAGGGCTTCAACCCTTTGGCGGTATTGCTGAAGCTGGCCGCCGTGGCGGAGGTGATATCCCGCCTCGCCGACACGGCTTTATAAGATCGTGATGCGCCAATCAGGTCGAGGCCATCGGGAATGCGCTGCACCGTGCTGCTGGAGAGCACTACAAACCGTTCATTGAGCGCATGGGTGCCAACGTCGGCTTCCGTGCCGCGCCGTCCGCGTAATAATTTTGAGAGGCGGTAGGTTTTTGGCGCGATGAGTTCCGCCGTCTGCCACTGGATGATTTCATCGCCCAGCAGACCAGCGTTCGCGCCATTCAGCACATCAAGGGCGGGGGCGGACAGCAGCGTGCCCGTGCGGCTCAATACCACTGTCACGGTGTTTTGATAATCCCACAGTGTGGTGCGTCCCGCCGCCAACACGGTTGTGGCTTTGCCGGTAATGGCAGCAACGGGGCTGCTCGCGAGAAAGCCATAATCGGTGGTGTTGGCCGAGCGATACACCGTGGCGCCGCGCCAACTGCTGTTTTCCTGCCTGTCCACTGCCAGATAAAACCCTGCGTTATCGTCGGCATCCTGCAACATCGGAATGTCGAGCAAAAACAGCGTCGTGTCGCCCACGTTCGGCACCACCTGCACGGGGATGGTATCATCGCCGCCGGGGTTGGACTGGTTGTAGACGCTGCCATCCTCGGCAAAACCCTCACAGCGCAATTGCTGGCCGAACAGCGCGGTTTTCTGCAAACGGATGCGGTGAGTGGCACTGGCCGTCACAATATCCAACACATCGCCTGGCTCGAGGCAGGCGTATTTCACCGGCAGGGCGAAACGGTACGAGGTGCGCTCCGTCCATTCGGTGTACAGCAGCACATCCGCCACTTTCCGCGCATAATCAGCTGTCATGACGATGGGCACGGTGACGTTACTGGCGTTCTCGGCCTCGTTCACCTGCCGCTGCGCCAACTGCGTGCCCTGCTGGTAATCGGCACCCTTGCTGAGATAATTCACATTGAGGGTCTGCGACAGCTCGCTTTCCTGCCGCCGGGTGATGGTGAGGAGTTCCCGACTATTACCGTCCCCTTGGGGTATCAGGTCGTTGATAGGAATGGTGGCTGCCACCAACTGCCCACGTGGCACAAAGCGGATTTTGCCGCTGCTCTCAACAATATCGAGAAAAAACGCCCGTTGCAGGTGTTCAAGGCTGGAGCGCACGCTGGCGCGGTTGCTCACCACAAACCCCTCGATGGTGCCCGTCACCAGCGATAAATCCACCTGTGACAGGGCAAGCCCCGCCTTCTGGCACAGATTCGCCAACACTTCCTGCAGCAAGGCCATGATCTAAGCGTATCCCAAAAACAAGCGAAACCAGTAATACCAGTCGGTGGTGAGGCGTTCGGAACGGCTGGCAATGGTGATCATACGGCTTTCAGGCTGATAACTTGAATTCAAAAGCCGTTTGAAATGGCTGTAGGCTAGAGCCACCCGTGACGCATGACCGGGGATGAACATCGCGTTGGGTGCCAGATATTCTGGGCGGCTGGCGAGCCACCGCTGCGCATCAAAGGGATCGGTAGAGGCCGCGAACTCATAATGCTTCGTGGTGGAAAACACCTTGTCTTTCAAAAACGCCCAAGCGTTATCCATCAGCGCCTCGTAGCGGTTGCCGGTGAGGATGGCGATTTCCAACCATGGCTCCACGTCATAGACATGGTAATGCAAGGAGTCGCGGCGGATGTAGTCGATGCTCTCGCCAGGATGGTTGGCGGCGCGGGGTATATCGTGGATGCTTTGGTTAAACGGCACACCAGACGCAGGCACGATGACGGCGGCATTGCCGTAGGGAAAATTCACCAGCGCGTGGGCATCAATGGTCGGCAACAGCGCATTAAAAGCGGCAGTATCTTCCTGGGCGTAATAGCACAACAACAACTTTTTGAGGTGATGCGTGTACCAGTTGCCATAGCGGGTGGCGCGGCCGGGGAAGGTGAATCCTTCAGCAGCGTTCCGCACCTTGGTCAGCCAGGCGTTCAGGATGGCATTTTCGGATGTGCTGAATAAATCCCGATGCAGACGAATTGCCTTCAAAAACCCCTCAAAGTGCGTCTCGTTGATGGGATTTCCATCGGGGATGTTGAGGCTCGTCCAGTCCAGCAGTACGCGGCGGATTTTATCGCGGGCGGCGGTATCCAGCGAATACCGATACCACTGGCTGATGACCAGCAGACGGCGGGTGTCCTGAAAGCCCCGACGGCTTTTCTTCACCGCGCCGCTGCTGGTATCGGCTTGCCCTTCGGAGAGCAGATTTTGCACCGGCTGGTGGTCGGTGGCAATGTACTGCTTGCCGTACTTTTCCAGGCGTTTGCGCTGGACGTTGTGGAACGACAGACCGACATTGGTGCTGGTCAGTTGCCCTGCCGCCAACGCGCCGCTGGTTTCGATGAAATTGAGCATCAGTAGCCTTCGCCGATCAGGACAAAATCGTATTTGGTTTGGGTGACCACAAACCGCCCATCCCGCAGCGCCAGCACTTGCCCCGGAAACGCCACCGTTCCGTATTGAATCAGCGACAGATAACCGCCGTCCTTGGCGAATCCCTCCTTCGGACTGTAGGAACGAACCCGATTACCGCCGTAAGACGTGCTCCAGACAATCCCGAATGGATCAAGCGGGTGAATGCTGACATCCATGGCGTTTGTGCCGTGGTTCAGCGTTTTGGTGATGGAATTGGTCGCAGGATTGATGACCTGCAGGATGTCCTGCCCGTTCACCACCACCCAAATGAAGCCATTCACGGGGTTAACGGCAATGCCCCACGGAAAGAAGCCCAAGGGAATTGTCGCTTTGATGACACCCGTAGCGGAGTTGAGCCGCACCACGCCTTCATTGGTTGTCACCCACAGATCGCCATCGAGGCCAAAGGACAGCTCGGTGGGGCATTCGCTTACCGTGTAACTGGCAATAATGCTGTTGGTGGCGGGGTTAATCTTCTGCACCCCATCCGCCCATGGGCAGGTGATCCAGACAAAACCATCGGCAGCAACTTTGACGCCCCAAGGGTAAATCCCCGTGTTAATGGTTGCGATAATCGCGTTTGTCGCAGGATTAATCCGCTGCACAGTGTTATTGGCATGGCAGGTGACCCACAGGTGGCCGTCCACGGGGCTGACCGCCGCCCGCACAGGCTGTGCGTCCAGAGCCCCTAAATAGTCGGCGCTATTGCGGCCAAGGGTCGCCTTAACCCGAAACGTTGTGCCGTCAATGCGCGTCACCGTGCGCTGCAGGCGATTCACGACATAGATATCGCCGTCCAGCCCTTCGGCGAGGCCATGCGGGCCTTCTTCGGTGAATACCCGCCCCAGCGTGTCGATAACTTCTGCTTCCACGTTGGGCAGGCGGTTGCCGTAACGGGATAAATCAATGGTTTCAAAGCGCAAGTAAGCATGATCGCGGTAGGCAGGCGTTTCGCCGATGCCTTCAAGGCTTTCGATCAATTCATCGGGGGCTTGCTCTTCGCCGCCGAGGTAGATTTCCACATTGAGATCACGACCATTTACGCCGCGATTGTTGGCACGAAAATCATACACTAGATTGCGGTTCATCCAGATGCGCCGCATCGCCGAGATGCCTTGGCGGCGTTTGAAGGTCAGTTCGTCCTCATCCTCGAAGCTTTCCCGTGCACTGCCTTCCTCTTCTAACGCCAGCGTATTGGCGAACGAAACGGCGAAACTGGCCACATAAAATTCCCGCGTTTGGTAGACAGGTTGGGTTCGCCCGCTCTTGCCGCCCTCAATCACCGTGGTGCCCACCAGCACGTTTTCCGATGTGGCGGTGATGTCGGTTGACCAAATGACATTCCCCGCCACACGAGTGATGCCGTAGACCAGCGGAATCATCGCGCCGTGGGCAGATGACTGCGCTTTCAAATCTTCCAGGCGCGGTCCCACCTGATAGGCATCGGCGTTGGGCAAACTCCCCGCTGCGCTGAACCCCCCCATAGCGGCGGCAATGCCCAGCCCTAAGCCTGCCATGGCAAAACCCGATCCCATGCCTGCGCCAGCAGCACCGAGTACCAGCATCGCCATTACGCCGTCACCTCGAAGTGCAAATTGGGAATCTGGTTGCCGTAATCGGTGAGGTTCAGGCGGTTGATGACAGCATAGGCCATGCCGCGATAGGCAGGCACAAAGCCAACGCCAAGCGCACTTTCAATGCGGTCGTCGGGGTTTTGCGTCTCGTTTCCGAGGTACACCGTCATATCCAGCAAGCTGCTGTTGACATCATGCACCAGCTTGCCGTTCGCCCACACCCGTTCCACCGAGGCAATCGATCCCGCGCACAGCCCCACGGCGAAGCTGGCGAAATAGATATAGGTACGGGTGGTGCTGGTCACCGATCCGCCGCCGCCTTTACCGCCGTTGCCGGAGTTGGTTTCCGTGACCACCTGTTCTTCGAGGTCTGCCGCCCAGATGACGTTGCCCGCAATACGCACCGTGCCATACAGCAGCGGCAGCATCGTGCCATGCGCTGAGGACTGGACTTTCAGGTCATGCAGGCGCGGCCCTTCTTGGATTTGATCTGGCGGGCCGTCCTGCGGAAACAGAACACCGCCCAGCAGAGAACCTAGCGCAAAGCCCAGGTACGGGGCCCCAAAAGCACTTCCGACCAGTGCCCCAGCCCCAGCAAGAGCAAGCTGAGCCATAATCAGGTGACAGGGAACAGGTTACAGGTGACGGGAAGCATTTCAGTTCTCCAGCCCAGGGAAGCGAAAGGCAAAACGGCGGCGGGCCAGCCATTTGTCAGAAAGCCGTGTTTCCGCCACCTTACCAATTTCAGCGTAGGCATGAATAATGGTGTCCGCGCTGGCGATGATGCCGGCGTGCGCCGCTGGCCCCGTGCCAAAGCCGAACAGCAGCACATCGCCGATATGTGCAGATTCCAGCGGGATTTCTTCCGCATACTGGCAGGCATGGGCATACAAAACCTCTTCGGCGCGGTGGAAATGCCAGTGCGGTGAGTAGTTAATCTCCACCTTAAGCGGCGCGACAAACGCCTCATATACTCCGCGCAAGAGACCAATGCAGTCACAGCCCACGCCTTTCAGCGCAGCCTGATGATGATACGGCGTTCCCAGCCAGCTGCGGGCTTCAGCAACGATATCATCTCGGGTCATGGCAGTTTCAAAATCTGGTCAATGCCGGGCAAATGCGGTTCGCCGCGAAAGTTAAGCACATTGTTAAACACGGTGCGGCAGGTCTCAAACGTGCGGTCACAGCCACGAATGGCTTTGAAGGTGTTGCCCACGGCGATTTGGTAAGGCATCGGCTGCACCAGCGTGAACACGCCGCTGCTGTAGGTTTTGACCTCGATCTCTAGCCCCGCATTGGCGCCCGTCAGCCATTCCACCAGACCCATCTGGAAATACCCGTCTGGCTTCAGACTGGCAGCATGGGCAAAAGTACGCTGATCCGTCACCGCTGATACCGTTAAGGTGTGCGTATACGGCGCAAGGTCGATCTTGCACCGCGTATCGCCCAAACGTTTCACACGGCAGGTTGGGGAATAGAGTTCCCCGATTTGCCGCTGAAACGTCTGCGATAACCCACGAATTTCCGCCACGAACACGCCCTTGAGCACCGTGACTTCCCCCAGAGTGCCCACGCGCAACACCAGTTTTCCTTGGGTGAGGTCTTGGTAATTGACCAGAAACACCTCAATCGCGGCATAATCGTATTTTCCCGCCTGCAAATCCGCCTCAGTGATGCTGCTGTCATTGAGGATGGCCTCCACCTCCAGCTGATCCACCGCCAACCCCGCGCTCGTCTCAATGGCGGTGGGGGTGAAGCCCGTGGAGGCTTTGTAAGTAACCCCGTCCACGACCAGATCGCGGCTGAACGAGGTAAAGCCCGATATCACGCCGTCTTTGCGCATAACCTTCCAGCACAAAGCCAGCGTGGTTACCTCACTGGTAAGGTGGGTTTTCAGGGTGGTGGAGGCGGGAATCACAGGCGAATCTCAATGAGGGGAATCTGATCCCACACAAACAGTTCGTGGGACTGGATACGGATGGCGAGGCGATCGGTATCAAAACGCACGGGCACATCAAACTCGCAGTCAGTCGTGATCAGCACGCCGGCAGCTGGGGCGGTGGTAAACGTTACCACCCCTGTCGTGTGATCTACAGTGACACCTGACGATTGCAGGATGCTGTCCTTGTAAATCTTCACCGTACCAGAGACGGGTTTTTTCAGCGGGCGGGTCTCGTTTTCACCGCCGCTGGTGTAGGTTTTGGTCAGTTGAAAGGCGGTTTGCGTGCCGTTACCCGCACCAATCAGTTGCCCTGTAACGCGGTAATCGCTCCAATCCTTAAAGCGGAAGCCATACGCACGCCCCTTGCGGGCACGGAAAAAGCTGATGACCTCCGCCGCTTGGGTGCGGTTTTTGATGCCCGTGGAGACATCATACCGCGCCCGCGCACTGTCCCAGCTTTGATTTCGCTGCTCAAAGCCCGATTGCAGGATGACAATATCAGTCAAATATTCGGGGCCACCGGTTGCCCCATAAGCGATGGCATCGGGGAAGCGCACCTCATGAAAGCCGCTCATGTATTCCGCCCCTTGTGCCGTGCCAGCGACACCGCCAGATCCCCCATAATCTGCCCGCGACTCTGGCGAAAAGATTCGGCGTCGCGGGTGACGATGGTCATGTTAATGACGGGACTGCTGGAGCCGCCCATTTTCCCGGCCTGTTCACGGGGGATGACGATCTCACCGCGCTGCAGGATGGCAGGCACTTCATCGGGCATCAGCCCTGCAATGCCGCCGCTGTGATAGCGGGGTGCAGTGGCAAACAGCATCGGCGATACGGAGCGTGACGGTGCACCCGCGCCAACCGTGCCACCCTCGTGGAATACCCCCGCACCGAGTAACCCTTGTGCTAATGGTGCGATGATCGCTTGGCGAATAGCAATCCGTGCCAGATCGCGCAGGATGCTATTGGCGAGATCTTGAAAGTTGAGTTTTCCCGTGGTGACGAAGTCCACCAGCGAATCCTCCAGCCCCTGCAGGCTGCGGCTCATAGCGTCCTGCACCTGCCCCGCAACGTCCGTGGCGGATTTGGCGTAGTCTTCCAGAGCCCGTTTCGCGCCCGTTGCAAAATCGTTGCTGCCTTCCTCGGCCTGGTGGAAAGTCTCGCTTGCCTGTGCGACAGCACGGTTATAGGTGTCCTGGTCAATGGCCCCTTTGGCCAGCAGGTCGTTCAGTTTGGCGATTTCAGCGCCGTATTTTTCCGCATCGTTGCGGGTGGCTTCGAACACCTGCCGGGCGGCATCGGCGGTTTGCTGTTCTTCGTAAAGTTTCGCCGCCAGTTCCTGGGCTTTGGCTTTTTGATCATCGGTGGCATCCGGGGAGAGTCTTTCAATGGCCTGATCCGTGAATTTTTCCTTATCCGATTTGCCGACACCAGAACGATCGGCCTCTAACCGTGCCAGCACCTCCTGATTCTTGGCGTAATCTTCCTGCGCCTTTTTGATGGCCTCCAGCGCAGTTTTTTCATCGTACAGAGCCCCCGCCAGTTCGCGCACCCGTTCGCGTTGGATGGCAGTGGCTTCGCTGGAAAGCCGACGTTCCGCCGTTAAAACAAACTGCTGGCGTTCGTTGAGCAGCAGAGCCTGCCGTTCATCTTCCAAGGAACGGATGATGTTGGCGCGGGCATCCACGGTGCTTTTTTGGGCTTCGGCCTGTTCTCTACCCGCCTGTTCCAACGCGGCATTGGCCACGGCCAGTTCTCGGATTTTCTGGGCCTCCGCGCTTTTGGCATCGATTCCTAATTTACGGATCTGTGTTTCGGCAGCTTGTTCACCCTTCACCCGCGCCACGGCGTCTGCACCTTGGATCATGGCCGCGTTTAATTGTTCAATCTGCTGCTGTTCCCGTTGCAAGGTATCGATGACTTCGCCTGTATCCTGTTGTTTACGGGCGGCTTCGTAGGCCTTTTGCGCTTCCTCTTTTTTGCGCTGTTTGGCAGTTTCGGCAGCGGCGTTTTCGAGGATCTGCCGCTGTACAGCGTCCAGTTCTGCCTTGATGCGGTTCACCTCTTCCCGTGCTTGGGCGATGCGGCGGCCACCCAGCAGGCCATCGCTATCGTTATTCAGTTGCTGGGAGGCGTTCAAATCCGCCGTTGCCCGTTGCAATCGTGCGGTTAAATCCCGAAACTGCTCATCCAACGATGGATCAGAAAACAATCCCCGCAGACCATTGACGGTGCGCAAGATAACCGTTTTGTAGGTGGTATCTACCTGCTGGGTGAAGCGATTCCATTCATCTTCCAGAGCTTGGGTCTGTTTGACCAGATCCTCGCCCATCACAAGGCCGAACGCACGGGCTTCCTTGGAAAGGCTGGCAATGCCGGCCTCGCCTTCGGAGAGAAATTGCACCAGACGCGGCCCCGCCTGTTTACCGAACAGATCCGAGGCCAAGGCGGCCTTTTCAGCCTCAGAACCTACACTTTCGAGCTTGCGGACAAACTCGTCGAACACATCGCCCGCATTGCGGATGGTGCCGTCAGTATTTAGGGCCGCAATCTGTAATCGTTCAAACGCACCTGCCGCCGCGCCCGTGCCATCGGTTGCTACATCACCGAGGCGCTGATTGAGTTTGCGGATGCCATCATCCAGCAATTCTGCCGAAGCACCGCTTTGTTCGGCGGCGTAGCGCAATTCCTGAAGCCGCTCGACATTGATGCCGATGCTTTGGGCCAAATCGCCCAGCTCCGCCGTTTTTATGACGGCGCGGTTGATGCTATCAAAAATCTGATTCCCCGCCGCCAGCGTTCCGGCTACAGCAAAAGCTCGCTTTAATCCGCCCACAACGGAACTGAGGGCCTGCAACTGGTTCGAGGCCGGCACACCGGCCTGCTCAATGCGTTTTAATGCCTGTTCCCCCGCGCGGCCAATATCCTGCAGCTCCCGCGCGACGACTTTGCCGTTTTCGGTGGCAAGACGGATGGAGAGGTTACGGGTTACCATGGGTGGTGTCGTTCATTGCTGAATGAAGGGCGGCGGGGATAGCCGGAAACAGTTCGGCAATCACAGCCGTGTCATAGCCGAGGCAGGAAGCCAGTTGCAGGGCATCAGACAGGGTTTGGGTGCGCAAGCCAATGTCCCACGCCTGCCAACCCTCCAGCGTTTTCGGCTCAAAGCGCTGATAAGGGCAATCGTCGGTTAGCTCACTTGCACAGGGGAGTCGCTGCTCATGGCATCCGGCGCAGTAACGGGCGCCGCCGCCAAAGTGCCATTGGCAGCGCTCGAACAGGGCTTTTTTTCGGCGTCTAACAACTCCTTTAATCCCGTGTACTGCGTGCGAAACTCATCGGCCAGCGTCCAGAAACTCATCAAATCGCTTACGGTTTGGTTATTGACGGGGGCGGGGTCTTCGGAATCGGGCAGCAGCACCCCCTCCCATGCCAGAATACCCACTTTCGCCAGCGCCGTGGTGAAGGCAGCGATGCGGCGGCCTTCCTCTAGGGCGGTATTTTCTGATGGGGTATCGCCCAGCTTCTGCCGCGCCACCGATTGGGCCGCATAAAACACCGCGCTGGTGAACGGGCGCACCTGCACACGCACACCCAGCTTTAAATCAAGCCAATAGGGCTCTGTGGGGATTTTTAACGATAACATAGGTTTTTTCCTGTTTTTTAATGTAAAAGATGAATCAATAAGACGCCACATCATTCACCAAGGTAACGGTCACCATGGCGTTGGCCGCCGTGTTTCTGGCCCCTTGGAAATCATAACTGGCCTCGACACCGCCGGGTCCTTGGATGCCAATTTTGGGTTTGGGCAAATACACCTCGTGGCACAGGATGACCAGCTTGTTGTTGGCATCAATCGTGTAGGAAAACTCCAGATCCACAGCCGTACCGGCACTGGCAAGGTCAATCAGCGTGTTATCGGCGTAGCGCACCGCCACTGACCCCGTGAGGGCGGTGATACCAGGATCGACGCCGTCCAGCTTGCCGTCGCTGCGAATGGTTTCGATTTTCTCGAGGTTGTTGCTGTAGGTGACGGATGCGCTGGTGACATTGGCCAGCGCACTGCCGCCTTGTTTGATGGCCCCTTGAAACTGGGAAAAGTGCGTGTAATTGGCCTGGGTGGGCGTGCCGCCTTGGGTGGTCGCATTCCGCGTTTCGCCTTGGCCGATGCAGTTGATGGTGGCGGTGGCCTCGCCCGAGCGGGTAAAATTGAACGCCATGGAATTGACACGCACGCCGGCCACCATGAAAAAAGCGGGGATTTGGGGCAGTCCGATCTTTTAGTTCAAAGCCAGAGGTTGAAAACATGGCTCCATAAAACAATCAAGGAACTCTTCATTGACTGATTTATTTGTTAGCCTACGCTTTTGACATAAAGCGTATAATTCATCAACGGCAGAATATGGAAAAAACATGGTACGTAAAGATTGAAACTGAGATTTGTTAGCTTCCTTCAAAACTTTGTCTCTATCTTCGTCTGGCGCAACGATAACCCAGCGTGTCAAAAAAGGTGGTAATTTATCCTGTAGATTCTTCATACGAGATAAGCCGGATGTAACACCTGTACTGTGTTCCACTTCCATTACAGCTGGCAAAAATTTTCCGTTACGGAACCATATACAATCTATATGCAATGCAGCTGCTACAGCATCTTCGTAAGATTTTAAAAGATTCTCTTGGCTTAGATTAACAACAACTCCATCTAGTTCCCCGACTTTTTTTTCACCATATTTAATGCCTTGATCATTGCGAGCCACCCACGTTCTGAATCCAAGTTGATGACCGATAGCAACCAGCGCGATTTGAATTTGTAGGTGTCTACGTTGCACTTCAATGTCTTTTATTCTTTCTCCCAAGATATTTGGTAAAGAAAGGGCTTCATATATAGCATTGGAAGAGGGAATTTCCGATATAACAACGTCTGTATCAAATTTTTGCATGATGCCATTGGTGTGCGGATTATCTGGCAGCCATACTATGTGTTTATGACCAATCTTGATTTCTTGAGTGGAATTTACAAGCTCAATTCTTCCGGGTGTGCACCAAAAAAATTCAGAAGTGTGTGCCATTAAGGCTTCTAAAGCTGACCTTGTATTGTAGCTTGCTCCTAAAATACGGTCGAAGTTAACTGGAACTTTGGGTTGAAAGGCATTTGCAATACGCCATAACATTGTCGTAGAAATCGAAACATCATTTTCTTTAGCTGTTTTACCTGTTTCTTTGCGTCGAATAGCAATAGGTCCCTCAGGTTTCGTAATACTGACAACCTTAACCTTAGTTTTGGCGCGGGGGCTCACATATTCAAACCATTGATCCTTAGGAAGCTTTTCTATCGCTCTCACGATATTGCTCGCTGTTAACCTCATAATTTTGTCCTCGTTTTAAAAAATCCATAATAGTTAGTGCCAAGCCAAGTGCGGCAAGATACGGAACACCGTTGCCTACCGTTTTAAACATATTACTTAGTGACATTTTTGGGGGTAGTTCAAACTCTTTTGGCAAAGATTGTATTGCTAATGCTTCAGCAACAGATATACGTCTTGGTAGGTACGGATGTATGTGAACTTCATTGTTCCCATAGGCAGCAGTTGGAGAATATCGCCAGCGATGTAGTCGTTTGTAAGATTTCTTAGCATCATCACCTTCATCTATTACTTCAAATTTGGCCAATCCTGCTCTTGGCTTGAATTGATGCTGTGCATTAGGATGATTTTCTACATCATTCTTTTTAAACCAGTATTGAAGTGTAAGTTCTTCAGCTATGGCTTCAGGCTTGGAGCGGGAAATTGTTATTGGTTGGGCGGAGGGCCATTTATATTCAAACGCCTTGCTTTCAGGATATGTGGTGTGCAATAACCATTCAAATTTACATATTTGTCTATAAGAATCTTTCTTAGCACCAAAAAGTATTATTCGCTCGCGGTCTTGAGGAGCCCCATACTCAATCGCGTTTATAAGGCGTTCTGTCCATTCATACCCAGCTTTTTCAATTTGCTTTTTTAATTCATCAAAAAATTCACGGTGACGTGAAGTTCGATAGAGCCCTTTCACATTTTCAAAAACAAAAAAATCCGGCTGTTTTGCGCATATAAGGTCAATAAAGGTTTTAGACAACTTTCCATTCTCACCGTTACGACCACGATTTTTTCCACCAACAGAAAAATCTGGGCATGGCGGGCCACCAATAAAACCTATTAGATGTCCTTCCTTTTTTACCTCATTTACTAGAGAACTTAAGCGGACTGATTCTATGCCTTCAAAACAATCAGCTATATCTCCCTGAAAGTAACCATACCGCGGAGGGGCAATATGCATTTCATGACGGGAATATTGATAAGCTTCTAAAAAAGGAGTATGGATTTCATTGACGTAAGCAACTTCAAACCCTGCTTTTTCAAATCCCAAATCTAAGAATCCTGCCCCTGAAAAAAAAGAAAACACAATTGGTTTTTTCATATTCCTACCCGAGCTACGTATCTTCAATTGGGATTGTAATTTAAAAAGCAAATTATGTCAAAGCACCTATACAATCCGTCCCGCGTTCAAATTTACGCGGCTCCTGTTTGGCGTAGAGCGGCTGACCCAGCGTGTTGGCGGTCTCATTGAAATCCGCCGGTGCGAAATACGTGGTAAACGTCCCCAGCGTGCCAATGGGGAAACAATGCCCCTCGTTCGCGGCAATAAACCGCCGCACGTTGCCGTCGGCATCGGTGGCCACGCCGCGATATTCCTCAAACACCATGCCAGCAAAAGGGAAACCAGAGCGCATATCGTCCCGCAACGCCGCGCCGTCCTGCCAGCGTTGATAGGCCTCCTTAACCAAGGCATGACTGGTCAGGGCATCGAAAAACTCTGGGCTCACCAGGGCGTGGACGCGGGTCATGACCTCGCCTTTCAGGTTATCCTCGACGTGGCGGATGACCTCAAGGCATTTCTTTTTGATGTCGGTGGTGGCGGTGCCAAGCTGGAAGTTGACGGATTTAGCGGTGATGCCAAACTCCGTGTAAAGATCGAACAATGTCGAGTTATCCGCATCAAGGATCACACCTTTCAGGGCGCCCATGCGGAGATACTCCAGCGTAATGGCATGCTTGTTGCGCATATTCTGCAAATGCGTGGCCAAGACATCCGCGTAAGCGCGGGTGGTGTCTTCCGAGCCAAAAGCCCGAATGCCCTGAATTTCTTCGGGCAACACCACATCGTCATGGGGAATGTGGGGCACGGTGAACGAGCGCACGGTGCGTCTACCGCGCTTGCCCAGCGTCCCAGGGGATCCCACCACCGCCGTGGGCAGCAGGTTTAAAACGCCATTCTGCTCTTCAACGGTAATCGCCCGAAACCGCACCGGATTGGGCGGCATGAGGTTCAATTGCTCCAGTCTCCCGTAGGTATTGGGCAAGATATTGATGGCCGACGTCAGGCTGGTCATGCTGAAGGCGGGGTTTTGAAACGGGTTTTGCATGATGGTTATACTCCTTTACGGACAAGAATGCCCTTGGTTTCCAGTTGTGAAATGGCTGTATTTTTTTGCGCCAGTGTGGCACTGCCTGGCCAGACAAGGCCGTGATCGGCGACGATGCCGTGGCGGGCGAGGATGAGGCCCTTAACATCCGCCGTGGCTGCAGCAGCATCCGCCAGCAAAATCGCCGCCGCCGTCTGGCTGCCATCCACGGCGGCGGGGGCCAGCAGCACATATTTCCCCGTTGCCGTGATGCGTCCCAAAACAGCCCCCAGGGTCAAGTTAGCCCCTGTTCCGATAATTCCGTTTTCCCGAGAAAACAGGTTTGGGGCTTCGTATTTCAGGAAATCGCCGAGATAATTCGATTCGTTTAAAGCAGGCATGATGGGGTCTCCTTACTGTTTGGCTTGGGCGGCGCGTTTTTGTGCCTCCGCCAGCATGGGGTTGGGGGCATCGGTGCCGCTGGCAGGCTGGATTTGGGATTGGATTTCCGCCTGTTGCGCAGCCATCTCGAGGAGTGCCATGCGGGCAACATCCAGCGACACGCCCTGCTCAATAAAATCAGCGACCTTATCGGGCTTTCCAGCCAAACGGCATGCGTGAATGATCTCCAGATGCTGGGTTTTCAGGGCTTCGGCGGCTTCTTTACGGATAGCCTCCAGATCAACGGGTGGTTTTTCATCAAGCATGCGAGTTTCCTTTCTTTTGGTGGTTGGGGTTAGGGTCGAGGCAAGGGCTCTGATCGTGCTTTCAACCGTGCCCACGCCATCGGCGAGCCCGGCTTTCACGGCGTCCTCGCCAAAGAACAGCCCGGCTTCGGTGGCGCAGACGGTATCGGGAGTAATTCCCCTGTTACGGGCAACGGTATCGACGAACATGCTGTACAGGCGATTAACCTCAGCTTGCAGGAAGCCTGCTGCGTCTTCCGACAGCGGTTCATGGGCGTTGAAATCGTTCTTGCGGGCACCGGCGGTGATCGTTGTGACCTTCACGCCCTGTTTTTCGTCGTAGCCCGATTGGTCAACGTGGGCAGCCAGCACGCCGATGCTGCCGACACCGCCGGTGCGGGTGAGAAACAGCTTATCGGCCGCACTGCCAATGGCGTAGGCAGCGGAAAAGGCACTATCGTTCGCAATCGCCCAGACGGGTTTGCCGTCACGGGCGGCAAAAATGCGGTCTGCCAGATCAAACGCGCCTGCCGCCTCACCGCCGGGGCTGTCAATTTCCAACAGAATGGCATCAATGCCAGCATCAGCCACCGCCGCATCGAACCGCGCCTGCACATCCTCGTAATTGCCAAAGCCGAATAGGCTATCCAAGAACGATCCGCGTTTGACCATCGGCCCCAATACGGGCACCACCGCAATCCGTGCATTACCGCTAACTGAACCGCTGCGGGCGGCCAGTGGTTGCGGCGCACGCAGCAGCGGTAAGGCATGCGGCGCCAGCAACAAAGACCGGTTCAGCCAGTGCTGGGAGAAGGTATCGAGCATATTTACTCGGAAAAACTGCTTTGTGTTTGTTGTGCCGCGCCAGTTTTGGCGACTTTGCGTGGGTCACTATCTAAAATTAGGCCGAGGCTGTCGGCACGCTCATTATCAGCGGCGATTTCCGCATCAATCTCTTCGGCGTCGTATCCCAATTCAGAAACAACCTCTGAGCGGCTCTTGAAGCCGTTGCGCACCGCGAGTTGCTCGGCCTGTTGGTCTTTCAAGGGATCAACCCAATCCCAGCCTTGGGGAATCCATTTCGCGGCAAGATAGGCACGGCGGTTTTTCTGAAAATCGCTGAGCGAAATGGGCAGCACACCCGATAATACCGCCAGTTCTAACCACCGTTGCCACACCGGGCGGCAGAGCTGATAGACCAGCACCTGATGCTGGAGCATCGTGCAGCGACGACGAAATTCAATCAAACCAGCACGAATGCTGGAATAGTTGACGCCGGTCAGGTCGGAGGTGAGCTGCTCATAGGTAATGCCCAGCCCCACCGCGATCATGCGCAGTTGCTGGCGAAAGAACGCCTCATAGCTGCCGCCGACATCGCCGGGTTCCGAGAATTTGACATCCTCGCCAGGCTCTAAAAGCTGCAGCGTGCCGGGTTCCAAGCCCGCCTGCGCCGCGCCTTTGTCATCGGGATTGCCTTCCCCCATGAACGGCGTGTCGGGGTCGTTTTTGGTGATAAACCCTGCGAACATAGCGGCGGTTTTCTTGCGCACCAGTTCCGCATCGTCGTATTGATCGAGTTCATAGAGCTTCAGCAGTACGCGCCCCAGCCAAGGCTCACCGCGAATCTGCCCTGGCCGCTGCGGTTTGAAGATATGCAGCACTTCCTCGGCGGGCACGCGCACCGTTTCCCTGGCGGTGCCAAACAACGCCGCATCGCCGGGGTGTTCACGGTAGAGATGATAGGCGACACGCTGGCCGAGGCGGTTAAACTCAACGCCGCCCCTGATAAAATTGCCGTTTGCCAGCGGCTTGTTGTTGCTGGCGTCCAGATGTTCGGCTTCCAGTGTCTGCAGTTGCAGCGGCACGGAAAGGCCATCTTCTGGGCGGCGCACGCGCAGGCGCACAAAGCATTCACCGCCCTCCACCATGGCGCGGCAGATGAGGGCTTGCAGACCGTAAAAGTCCGTCAACCCGGCACTATCGGCTTCATCCGTCCATTCCAACCAGCGTTCCTGAATGGTTTTGCGGATGTCTGCATCTGCTGTTTTGGATTGCGGCTTAATGCCGGTGCCAACGGCGTTCGCCACAATTGCCTCGATGCCGTTGGCGGCATAGGCGTTCTTTCGCGCCATATCCCGGCTGCGGGAGCGCAGCAAGGCCGCGTCCTGAAACAGAATGGCATTTGCGGAATCAGTGGTTGGCACCCACGTTTGCAGACGCCGCCCTGTGCCCGCCGCGTCATAGCCCAAAGCCTTGGCTTTAGGACGTTTCAACCAGCCAAAAATGTTCATTCCACACCTTTGCTGGTAAACACACGGATTTGACGGGTTTTGGCACCCGTGGTGATTTTAACCTCTTGGCGGATACGGTCGCGCAGAGAAATCAGCTCGCCCAACTGCACTTGGCTGTAGCTCACGGTTTTACCGTCATAGGCAACAGACGCCACCCGCTCACCGCTTTGCAGTTTGCGGATAGCGGTTTCGATGTCGGTGAGGTCTTGTTCGATGTAGGCCATATCAGGTCATCCAGCGCGACCGCGTTACGCGGGGGCGCATAGGTTTATTCATTGTCACGGGTTCAATGGCACGGCACTCGGCAGGTATCAGTTGCGCTTCCAGATTCTGCCAATGGCGGTCGGTGAAGCGTTCGATGCCAAGGGTGATGGCGGCGGCGCGGGCGTAAATCCGGCAGTCGAGGGCCTCGTTGTGTTCCCGCAGTTTTTGCCACTCGCGTTTGGGGTAGCCCTTGACGGTTTTGGTCACCAGCTGTTCGGCGGTCAGCTGCTTGAAGTATTCGGCTTCATACTGCGGAAAGTGGCAGTATCCGCCGGGAAACTGGCTGTCTTCACCGCACTGGAGCTTCAGCCACTGGTAAAGCTCAGATTTCAGCAGCGAAACCCCCACTGGCCAGACTTTTACGCCGCGCCGCAGGCGTTTGCCGCCGATATTCACGTCGACTGCCGTGGGGGCACCCACCGGCGCTATCGCCCGTTCCACGCCCTTCACCGCCAGCACGCGGCCGGTTTCCTGCCGGCGGCACCACGCGTAGACATCCTGCGTGGCAAAGCCCGTATCCACCGCCAGGGCGCGGATCGTAAGATCAACGCCGCTGGCATGGCGGAAGGGTTCGGCCAGCAGCGTTTGCAATTGTTGCCAGACAGCTTCTTGTGCCGGATCGCCGTACAAAATACGGTAATCCACCGACCAGCTTTCCTTGCCTTTGCCCCAAGCAACCACCTCAACCTCGATGCGGTCTTTCTGGATGTCTGTACCGGCGGTGAGCAACAGGCCAGATGGGGGGATAATCCCGAGAGGATAGGTTTCCCGCCGCTCATAAAGCCGCTGCCAGTCCGGCGCTTCGCCGCGATCCACCCAGGTTTCGCCCAGCACGGTGTTCACCCAGACTTTCAGTTGCGCTTCATCGTCCTTGGCTTTCAGGAATCCCCGTACCGCTTCTTCCCATGAAAACCAGCCCACGGGGCTGTACAGCGACGACAGGTGATAGCCACGGGTTTTGCCATCACCAACCGCTGTGCTGCGCCATTCGCCGCCCTCCAACATCCGGCTTTTGCCGTGGTTGGGAATCGGCGTGTCACACGCTTCGCAGTGATAACGCACCGTGGCGGGGTCATTATCCTGCCAGCGCAACTGCGCCCATTTCAGCACCTGCATATGCCCACACACGGGGCACGGCACATGGAAGAAGCGCTGATCAGAGGATTCAAATTCTTTTTCAATGCGGCTGAGGCCGCTCACCGTGGGCGTAGAGACTTCAAGAATCTTGCGCCGAGCAAATGTGGCGGTGCGCTGTACCGCCAATGAGACGGGATCACCTTCACCGTCGGCATCGCCGGGGTAACCGTCGATCTCGTCCATGAACAGATACCGCACCGGCATGGAGCGCAGGCCCACGGCACTGTTTGCGCCTGTGATGACGACAATGCCGCCGGGAAACTCCTTGCTCTGCACCGTGTTGCCCGCATCGCGGCTGCGCGGGTCTTTGACCTTGGCGCGGATAGCCGGCGTGTCATCAATCAGCGGCGCAAAGCGCCCCTTGCTCCAGCGTTTGCCCATTTCCACGGTGGGCAATACCACCAGCATCGGCCCCGGCGCTTGGTCGATAACATACCCGATCCAGTTGTTGCCAGCCTCGGTACCGCCGACCTGGGCGCCTTTCATGAAGACGACCTTTTCCACGCCCAAAGACGGGGACAAGCAGTCCATGATTTCGCGTAAATACGGCGTGCGGTCGGTACGCCAGCGCCCAGGTTCAGCGGAAGCCGTTTGCGACAGCATCCGAAACTGATCCGCCCACTTCGACACCGTCAGCAGCGGATCGGGCCGCAGGCCATCGCTGAACGCGGCGTTGTAAACTTCAGCCGTTGTCGGCATCGGACAGTTCCACAAGCACGGTACGGATTTCGGTGGTCAGCAGGGTGTGTACTTTGGTGGCGTCATGCTCGGCGGCCAAAACGGCAGCGAGACGATCGGGCAGGTTCAGCATCCCGTCCCGCACGATGCGCGCGCGGCGGAAGGCGGCGATGCGTACCTCATCAGCACTGATCAGTTTGCCGGTTTCTGCTTTAGCCTTGGCCTCCAACAGTCGTCCGCGCTCGACCTCGGTTTTGATGCGGGATTTGAGCAGAAGGGTGGAAAGGTTCTGGCCGGCACTTTCCAGTGGTTCCTCGCCAGACGTTTGCCGTAACGGTTCCCGCAGGGCAGCCAGCGCGGCTTCCGCCTGCACCGTATCCACCTTGCCGCCATTAAGGCGGATGGTGCCCTGCTTAATCAGTTTGGCGGCGTATTGCCGTGAGAATCCCTTGTGCCGTGCCCATTCAGATGGGGTAAGGATCATTTTTTTTTAAAAAGTATTTTTTGCGGCGATGACGGGGATGGCTGCCAGAACGTGGTGTTGCTCATGAAGAGATAAGGTACGAAATAGGGCGATCAATTCCTGTTCAATCTCTGTGAGGTGGACGGCATCCGGCAGCGGTTCCCAAAAATAATCCATGCCCACTTGCAACAAAGGGGCCAGCAACATCAGGCGGGCCGCTGAAATGCGGTTAATCCCCCGCTCAATTTTTTGCAGTTGTTGAAACGTGATGCCCAAATGGTGCCCAAGGTCCTTTTGGGTCAAACGAATGGCTCGGCGTTGATGTTTGATTTTTTGCCCGATGATTCCACTCAAGGTGCGCTCTTGATCTTCCATCCAAAATCCTATTTTTTACATTAAAAACAACACACTAATGGTTTATCGTTTTTTAGCGTAAAGACAGGCGGATCTCAAGAAAAATAACGATTACACACTTGAAAATAAATGATTTTATAGCTTGATAAGCCCTAAAAAAGAAGCCTTGGTGGATACCAAGCGGACACCGCTTGTTTTGTTAGCCTTAATTCAGGAGCTTTTTATGACACAATCTTCCAAAACCCCCAGCAAACAGGATCTTCTTCTAGCGTTACTGAGCCGTCCCGAAGGGGCTACCCTCGGTCAAATTATGGATGCCACGGGCTGGCAAAAGCACAGCGTGCGGGGCTTTATCAGTGGGTTTATCAAGAAAAAACGCGGTTTGACGGTCATTTCAGAAAAAACCGACGGCGGAGAACGCGTTTACCAAGCGAGAGAAAAAAATAAAGAAAAAACAGAGTCCTAATAGAGTTGATCCTTACGGGAATCCAAGCATTCATACTCTTATGAAAACCATCAAACGAAAGGAAAACCTTATGATTCATGACTCAAAAGCCGATGCCCTCTCCACCCCCCCTAAGGGGCCTTTGATGTTGAGCGAGCCAGAGATGGCCGCCAACTACGACGCCTTTGTGGCTGGCCTGACGGACCTTAGCCGCCAGTACGGCATTGCCATCAAGGCCATCGGCGGCGTACGCATCAGCGACCGATGCGGGGGGTTCGCCGATCTGGTCTACGAGGCCGACGCTTCAAGTGGCGACCTCTGGTGCCCCGACCTCGATTGAAGGGGCTAGAGAAACAGGGCCGTCTGACACACGGACGGCCTTTTTTCCAGTATAATCTTCCCACCGTTTGACGATGACATCCACATAGCGCGGGTCGAGTTCAATTAGCCGCGCCTGCCGCCCGGATTTTTCGCAAGCAATCAACGTGGATCCGGAACCACCGAACGGGTCAAGGACAATGTCCCGCGTCTTGCTGGAATTACGCACCGCCCGTTCCACCAGTTCCACCGGCTTCATGGTGGGGTGCAGGTCGTTTTTCTGGGGCTTGTTGAAAAACCAAACATCACCCTGATCCCGCGCCCCGCACCAGAAGTGTTCCGCGCCTTCCTTCCAGCCGTAGAGGATGGGTTCATATTGCCGCTGGTAATCAGAGCGCCCCAGCGTAAAAGTGTTTTTTGCCCAGATAACGAAGGTTGACCATTTGCCGCCCGCCTTGCGAAAGGCCGATTGCAGCGTGTCCAGCTCACTGGAACTCATGCAGATGTACACCGCACCCTTGCAGACCAAGAGAAAATTGACGCACGCATCGTATAAAAACTGTTCGAACCCTTCGCCGAGATTGTCGTTCATGATGGTGCGGCCCGCTTTTTTGCCGCCCTTGGCGCGGATTTTGTCTTTGGCGGTATTGCCGTAATCTACGTTGTAGGGCGGATCGGTAAAGACCATGTCGGCCAGCTGGCCATCCATCACCCGTTCAACATCCACCAACACCGTTGCGGAGCCGCACAGCACACGGTGATCGCCGAGCAGCCACAGGTCACCGGGTTGCGATATTGGGTTTTCTGTTACTTCGGGGGCGGCGTCATCGTCGGTAAAACCTTGGTTTTCAGCCGATTCACCGTTCAGAAGCCTGTCGATATCCTCAAAATCAAACCCCGTAATGTCCAAATCAAAATCCGCTTCCCGCAATGCTTGCAGCTCAATGCGGAGCATCTCTTCGTCCCAGCCTGCGTTCTCCGCAATTTTGTTATCGGCAATGACCAAAGCCCGCCGCTGGGTTTCCGAGAGATGCGCCAACATGATCACCGGCACTGTCGGCAAGCCCAATCGCTGCGCCGCCATCAGCCGCCCATGCCCCGCGATGATGATGTTGTCCTCACCCACCAGAATCGGATTGATGAACCCAAACTCCGCGATGCTCCCCGCAATTTGGCTGATCTGCTCATCCGCATGTGTCCGCGCGTTGCGGGCATATGGGATCAAACGTTCAACTGGGTAGTGGTGGATTTGCAAGTCGTTCATAGTCAGTCCTGATCGAAACAAGCGCGAAGAGTGCGCCATGCATATGCTGCTGCCAGCGGTACCACCCCGTTACCGCAGGCTCTGATGCGGTCCACCCGATAGGCCAGCCCATCAGCCATTCGGTGAACGCTGGGTTTAAGGTGGGCTGGGACACCGCTCCAGTCGCCGTCGGGGTGAGGTGGGAACAGTGCAAGGCTGCTTCCACATTCAGCGGCTTGGTGTTGCGCTGAAACTGGCTCGCCCCCGCATTGTTCTTGGCGTCCTGCGCCGTGATGGTGGGCCAAACTTTTGCCGTTTCGGCCAGCCCCATGCTGTAATTGTCGCTGGTGCTGCCTGGCTCCTGCGCCCGTGGGGTCGGCCAGAGATTCTGCATCCAATGCACCACATCCACTTCCAGCCGCTGTTTCGGGTTGCCCGCTGCAATCTCCCGCGATGACGGCCCGTTTGCCGATGACACCCGCACGGTGGGCCATGATGAATAATCGTTCACGGCGGTGCGGCGCACCCACTTCTTCCGCGCTAAACAAACCCGCCGCAATTTGGTAACCCAAGCCGTCCAGGTCATGGCAGACCTGTTCAAATCCCAGCGATAGATGGTGGGCGACGTTCTCGAAAAAGCACCACTGGGGTTGGATTTCACGGGCGATGCGGGCAACGTGTGGCCACAGGTGGCGGGGATCTTGCTCAGCCCGCTTGCGGCCGGCGATGCTGAACGGCTGGCAGGGATAGCCAGCCGTGATGCAATCCACTGTTCCACGCCAACCTGTGCCGTCAAAGGTTCGCACGTCAGACCAGACAGGCGCCGGATCCAACCGTCCTGCTTCCATATGCGCGACAAGGAGGCTGGCAACATAGGCTTCCCCCTCGACATAACAAACGGCACGGGCATCAGGCACGGCGAGACGCAGGCCAAGCTCAAGCCCGCCAGCGCCGGCACATAAAGCCAAGACATTCAAAATGATTTCCGAGAATAATTTCTGTGGATGAAGATTGTGTCAACCAACCGCGTCAACCAGGTTGACAATGTATAAGTCCACCAACATCTGAGACAAATGAGACTGAACGAGCGTAGTTTTTTTGCGCGTTAGTGGGGGGGG